TACCACCGTGACGTTCTCAGCCCCGACCACCGTCTTGAGGGATTCCTCAGTGGTGTCGATGACCGGAACGGGGATCTCGGCAGACGACTCCGTGAGGACACTTCTCACGATCCTGTTTGCCCAGTTTTTGAAATCGGTCGCGGACATGTTAGGGTTCAGACTGATTCCGTCCTGGCTGACGTCTCCGACATGCGTCCACTGTGCGCCAAGTGATGCAAGCGGAGAGTCAGGAAGCGCAGTCCCTGCCGGAGCGTGATAGAACATGCCAGTGCCTAACCCTTTTCCAAGTTTTGCGTCATGTGTCATGTTTTAAACCTCCATTGTGTAAACTTCTCTGTGTGCGGTTACCTCCAAGGTGGCGGAACACATCGCCAGATCCGGACGGACCGGGTCATTGCCCCACGAATAGAGCGAATTGACTTCGACGAAAAAGAGGTCGGAAGCTTCCAGAACCGCCACAGCGTTTCGAAGCAGCTCGTCCGCTTCCGCATCCGTCTCAGCCCTCGCATCCAGTACCACCATGAAAGTGTCCGCTTTGCCTTTGCCGGTCGTCGTCTTTTGTGAATCGCCGCCGGTGTGTGTGATCAATATGCTCGGGACAGTGAAGTCCTTCGGGAGCGGTCTGCAGTATGCGCTCATGAACGGCGCAAGTTCCTGCCTCATCGCGTCCTCGATGTCTATGCTTCTGTAGATGTCCATTACTTCACCGCCCTTGTCAGCACTTTGTTCTCAGCCTCTTCCTTTAACGCCTCAAAGTCGGAAGCTGATACAATAGTTATCCATCTGCCGCTGTCGTATCCCTTTACGGTCATGACTTCGAAACCGTCAGACTCGCCCGAGATGTTCGCGTTTGCCCTCGATGCGATTTCCTGCCCGATTTCGTCGACTGCGGCACGGACACCGTCCGACTCCAGGACTTCTTTGAAGCCTGCCGAGTTAAATTCCATTCGAACCTTGACGCTCATCCTGACCACCTCTCAAGAGTGACCTGCAGAGTGCTGACGGCTCCGGTCGGAGATGCCCACGGTCTCGGGTCACCTGCCCGAAACACTTTGCCGTTCCACTCGATGCGGTCTCCTGCTTCGATGTCAGCGTTTGGAGATGCGTACAGAGTGAAACTCTCAGAGATGCCGAGCACTCTGCCGTCCTGCGTGAGTGACGTGCTGGATGGCTGAACGTGGCAGTTCGTGATGACCGCCGTCGTTACATCCGACCAGTCCGGCACTGTTGACCCTCGCATGGTTTTGGTCTTTGGTCTGATGCGTGTCACGGATTCATTGAAAAAGGAGATGCCCATCAGAACACCCCCTTGATTCTGTACGGTGCCAGCACTTCCTTGTTGTCGTCTGCCAGTGCTGTCGACCTTGCCGAGTTCGTCCAGTTTACAGAGTACGTGATGGATACGCCTCCGGCTGTCTCAGACTGGATGCCGTTGGACGATGCCAGTGCGTGTGTGACTCTATGGCTTGCCAGTTCTTTGAGCGCACCGGCGAAGCCATCAGGCACGCCTGCGATGTACTCGACATAGACGCGTCCATAGCGCCCTGCATATCCACTGGCGTCGAACACCTTGACGATTCCGCCGCTCATAAGCGCAAACTGCGAGAAGTCCATGCCGTCCAGCGCGATGAACTCCACGCTCTTCACATGGCTCGCAGGAAGCTGGATGAGAATATCCCGCCCGTTCCTTGCGACCCGTTCGTCGTCAAAAATCGTCTCGAACTCGCACTTTGTCTCAGGATAGACGTGCCATCCGCAGTAGTTCCGAATGGCGGCACTGACCGCGGTCAGGTTCGGCGCTATCCTCGCATCTGCGCTGTACTTTCCGCCCGTGAACTGGTCGAACTCCTCTGCTGTCAGCAAAGTCGGAAGCGTGTCCAGTTCTTCGAGAGTATAACCCCAGTTAGTAAGTAAGCTCATTTACTTAGCCACCGCCTTCTTTGCCTTATTCGCAGGTTTTTTCGCCTTGTTCGCGGGTTTCTTCGCTTTTTCTTTCGGGGCAGCCGACTTGACCTCGACAGCACCCTCCGGCTGTTCACCTTCTTCGAACTGCCTTGTAAACCCGTTATACAGATAGATCTTCATCATGCCGACTGCCTCCTCTCATGCTTATGCGATCTTGCAGACGCCGTTCAGGTCTACGACAGCAACCGCCAGTCTTTCCTCTGCCAGCAGAGTGACGCGGTTGTACAGAGCATCGTCTTCGTTCTGCTCGTACAGCTTGACGTCCAGTCCGCCCTTTCTCCAGACCTTGACCGCCTCACGAGCCGCAACGATTGCGGTTCCGGCAGTGATTGCGGAGCTTGTGAACACAGGAACGCCCCAGATTGCGGTCGGAACGCCGTATGCTCCAGTGCCATATGCAGCAGTGAAATATCCGCCGCCATAGTACTGATCGTTGCCGTCCTTGGCCTTCAGAGCCGCAAGGAAGTCAGCCGGATTCATGATCACAACAGAAGCGTCGTATGCGCTCGCGTCTTTGATCTTCATCACGCCGCTGATGATGCCGTCCGCAAGAGACTCACCAGTGCCGAGCGTGTAGGTCAGGATTCCGTTGGTGCCGGAGACTGTGGTGACGATTGTGCTGTCCTCAACCACGCCCAGATGATGCACGAGACTGTTCTGGACTTCAGACGCCAGGAAGCTGGCATCCCAGAGAATTTCGTCAGTCTCTTTGATGTAAGCGGCGATCTTGGACAGTGCCAGAGTGGTCGGCGCGAAGCTGGTGCTGTTCTGCGGCTTCTTGGCGCCCTGTGCGGTTACAGCCGGAGTGCCCTCATATGCTCCCTGACGGAAGTAAGTGATGGCATTGCCGGAGATGGTTGCGTTGCTGAAGAAATCAGCAGCTGCGATTCTCTTCGGCTGGGGCGCGACTGCTCTGTCGATGTCTGCGAGCTGCGGTGCAGTGACCACGTCAGATGCGGCCTTGAAGTGTGCGGACGCGCTCCATCCTTTTACGTTTTTGTCGACTTCGTTCGCCTTCTTGGTGAGCTCTTCCATTGCTTTCATTTCTGTAACCTCCTCGGGTTCCTCGGTTTTGCCGATAGCGGACAGGAGCTCGTTCGCCTTCTCTGCCGCTTCGATACTCTTCTCGAGTTCTGTGATAGCGTTCACGATTTCCTCGCCCTTCGTGATGGCTTCCTCGTTTCCGGCCTTGATGTCCTCCTCAAGCGCTTTCAGGTTTGCCTTCTTTTCAGCGAGCTGTTCTTTTAAGGTCATTGCTAAACCTCCTCTTTCAATTTGTTGATAACTTCCAGAAGGGCGTCCTTTCTCGGGTTGCTCTGCTCAGGCTCCTCCGCCGCCGCGTTGGCCTTCACTTCGTCCTCCCCGTCATCGGGTTCGTCCTCCGTATCTAGCACGCCCTGTAAGAGCGCAATAGCCTCTTTGATAGCGTCCTCATCCTTCTTGCTGTTCCGTCTGCCAGCCTTGACGTCGGTCATGACTGCGTTCTGGTTCGCAGGGATGGGCACGATGCTAACCTCGTACAGGTCGAGCTTGCGCAGTTCGTATGCCTTCGTTCCGTCTTCCAGCTCAGTCGGACCTGCCTCCAGAATGTCATAGGCGAAACTGAACTGGTAAACGACTCCACTCTTCACGATTTCGCGCTTCTCCTGCGCAAGTGGTGTATCAAAAAAGCTCGCTGTCATCAGCGGGCCCTTTTCAGTGTCTTCAATGTTGTCTGGATCCACCGAGCCAACGATCTGATTGAGGTCGTGGTTCCAGCACAGCGGGAACGGATGCCCGCTCTCTTTTCTCTTCTGGATCGTCTCCGTGAACGCTCCCGGCGCGATGATGTCACCGTAACTGTCCGGGATGCGGTCGTAAGTGCTGAAGTAGCCGGAAATGGTTCCAGCATCGTCCGATGACTTGATCAGCGCAAATTCCTTGTATTTGTGTTTCATGACTTCCTCCTATACTGTGATGATGACCTCAGTCGAGCAATTGCATCCGCAGGTCGTGTCAGGGTCGCCATTATCATCGCCCGGCCATTCGCATCCATTGCTGAACGGCTCGTCGATGTCCACGATTTCGCCGTTCATGGCTTCGTGTTCTGCCCTTGGGTTCGCTCCTGTAATCCACTGTTTCTGCACTCTTGACTCAAACCCCTGAGAGCGTGCCTGATTGACCGCCTCAACGACGATTGCCCAGCCAGCGATATCTCGTGCCAGTTTGCTTCCAACCTTCGCAGAATCGGCTTCTCGCGCCTCCATAGCGTGTGCCGGAGAGTGCTGCTCCGCATCTTCTGCTTCGGGGTCGTACTCTTCGATGGCCTGTGCCAGTCTCTTCTGCGTGGTGGAGTTTATCGCCCGCGCTCTGCCTTCTGCACACTTGCGAAGCCATGCACGTGTCCGCTCGGGGTCGTACTTCACGCCGATGGTGTCAGCCGTTTCTTTTCCGTGACGGTCTGCCACATCGTCCATCACAGGCTCGATGTCATCCGCCAGTTCGCCGTTCCATCGGTCCTCGTCCCACCAGTTCTCGGAACCTGCTCCGATTTTCGGCAGGACGCTGTCCGCCTGACGCTTGAAGAACTTTTTCAGCACTCCCGCCATGCGTTCGTCTTCGTCTTGCGTGCTGACCGCCTTGATGCGGACCTCTTCAGTCTTCGACTTGCAGGAAATGCATCTGCACGACTTCCCGTCCATGTGCGTGTCCTGAGGCGATGCCTGTCCGCCTACGATGACGTTCAGCGGTATGATGAGCTCGTCCCCGCCGTCCACAGGAGGCAGATTGTTGTCCGCTCTTGCTTCGTTGCGGGTGAGCCACGGGCCGCCGACGGATGCCTGAAGGATGCTCGCACGTTCCTCGAAAGATCCCTTCAGCTTTTCGGTGAGGTCAAATTCCACATAGGTGTCCGGGTCCGCCTCGATCATCGGCAGCAGGAAGCTGTTGATTCTCTGCTGGATCATCTGGATGAC